GACCAGCGGATCGCTGCGCGCGGCGGCCATCAGCGCGGTGGTGAGCGGCGCGACCAGCAGGCGCACCCCGTGGCCGAGATCGAGCCAGAACGGCGCGCGGGCAAGATCGAGACGGATCATCGGGAACACTCCTCCTTACGCATAGCTGGCGACATCGTTGAGCAGGCGGGCGCGCAGCATGGTGCCCTCGCTCTCGTCGAAGGCGGCGCGCCACTCGTAGCGGGCCTCGACCCCGCCGGGGCCGCTGATCGCGTATTTGCTGCGCGGCAGGAACACCCGCGGCAGCTCGAAGCGCAGGGCATAGCCCTCGGGCATGGTGAGGCCGTATTCGAGCGCGACCGGATCGCCATCGCTCGCCTCGCCCATCAGCGTCGCCCCATCGAAGCGCAGCGCCAGCGTGCCGCTGGCGGTGGCCAGCGTCGGATCGGCGGCATCGATCTTGCCGTCATCGCGGATCGTGCGGATGCGCTCGAGACTGTTGGAGAAGGTGAGACTGCCGCCGGTGACCCCGGCGAGCGGCTGCCCACCGCGGCGTACGAAGCCGCGCGCCTGGGCGAAGCGCCGCGGCGCCCAGCTGGCGGGCGCGGCATCGACGGTGGTGGCGGAGCGCTCCTCGCCCTGCGCCACCAGTTGCAGGCGGGCATTGGCCGGGCCGTCCTGGCCGAGCTCGAACTCGATGCTCTCGGCCATGGTGCCGACATGGCGGAAGAACACCGGGGTGGTGAGCTTGGGATGGCCGATCTCGATCGTGTGGCTCGGGATCTCGTCGGCCCCGCTCTGCCAGAGGTGCTCATGCCCGCCGCCGGTGAGCCGCGGACCCGAGGGCGAAGCATGCGAGGCGGCGATGGTGAAGGCATTGCCGGAAGGCCCGGACGTATCGAAGACGATCTCGAGCCGCTGGGTGCTGGCCGGGCGGCTGTAGGTGCACTTGCTGATCTCGGGGTTGGCCGAGGCGTTGAGATTGGTGACCAGCTGGTCGATGGTCTGGGTCACGGTCGCCTGGATCTGGGTCTGGAGCGCCCCCGGCGTGCCGGAAACGAAGGTCCACACCACCCCGTTGAGCGTGATCGTCTGCCCCGCGGAAGGGTTGGCGGTAAAGCTGATCGATCCGCGCGCGGCGAGGCTGCTGGTGGCGGGCAGGCCGAACAGCGCGGTCAGCCAGAAGCCGGTGCCGCGCAGGTCGATCGGCACATCGATCTGCCCCTCGTCGGTGACGAGGCCGCGATAGGGATCCTGCGCGTTGCGCCCGCGCCCGAGCAGCGGATCCTCGCCCAGCGGCTGCATCGCGGACAGGTCGGTCGAGCGGAAATCGAGGCTGCGCCAGCCGCTCGATGGCATCACGCCATAGCTGGTCTCGCGGGCGATCTTCAGCGTCGCGTCTGCGCCATAGGCACGCAGTTTGGGCATGGGTCATCTCCGGCAGGACTGGGGGGACAGGAAGCCCGCGCGGGTCATGCGCGCGCGGCAGGATTATTGTTCCAAATCATGTGCTTATTGAGTTGATAAGCAGCGCGGACAGAGCGAACAGGATGACACGCCGCGAGTTGCGGACGCACATCGAAGGAGCCAGAACCATGAGCCAGACCACCACCGCCCGCCCTGAGGCCCGCACCGACAAGACCCGCCGCAATCAGCAACAGGCGCTCGGAGCCTTCATGGCCGTCAAGGCCGAGATCGACACGCTGCTGGGCCAGCTGCAGGCGCTGAGCGACGAGCACTTCCATGCCGCGCCCGAGAGCGTGAACTGGGCCCATGTCGGCAGCCTCGCCCACGCCCGCGACCAGCTGCGCGAGGTCGCCCGCTTCCTCGGGATCGAAGGCTGAGAGGCGGGGAGACCAGCCGTGTCCCGCTACGTGGTCACGATCGAAAGCCGCCGCCGCATCCGCGAGCTGGCGGCTTTCAGCGACCACCGCGACGCGCGACGTGCGCTGCATGACGCGCTCGAAGCAGCTCCTGCCTCGCCGCGGCGCACCATCCACGGTTGGGTGACCGACAGCCAGACCGGGGAGGTCATCACCCATGGCCGGGCATGGAATGGCTGGGTCGGCTTCATCTGACAGGACAGGAAAGGAAAAGCATCATGAAACTCTCCGACACGCAGCTTGTGGTCCTCGCCGCCGCCGCGCAGCGCGCGGACGGCAATCTCCTGCCGCTGCCCGCCAGCCTTTCCGGCGGCCTGCGCGCGCGCAACGCCGCGCGGGTGGTCGAAGCGCTCAAGCGTCGCGGGCTGATCGCCGAGACCGTCACCAAGAGCTCGGCCAAGGCGGATCCTGCGTGCAACGCCTTCTGGCGCAACGACGAGGACGGCCGCGCCACCCTGCTCCACATCACCCCCGAAGGCCTTGCCGCGATCGGGATCGCGCCTGACCCGGAACCGGATGCACCGCCGGAGGCTGGCACCCCAGCCGATGCTGCGCCGGTGGTGCCGCAATGCCAGCACGGCGATGGTGCGGGCCGCCACCTGCATCTGGCCGGCACTGAGCTGGAGCACACCACCCGCTGCCATGTGTGCGATCCCGAGCCCGAGCACGGCACACCAGCCGATGCGTCCACTCCGCCCGCCGCTGCTCCGCCGCGCCGCATGCGCCAAGGCACCAAGCAGGCCGCGCTCATCGCCATGCTCGAGGCGCCCGAAGGCGCCAGCGTGGCCGAGATCAGCGCCGCGCTGGGCTGGCAGCCCCACACCGTGCGCGCCGCGCTCTCCCATGCGCTCCCCCGCCGCCTCGGCCTTGCCGTCTCCTCGCAGAAGGAGGAGAGCCGGGGCCGGGTCTATCGTCTGGCAGCGGCGGGCTGAGCCATGGCCAAGACCACGCTGCACGACCGTCTGGTCGCCGCTCTCCTCGCCGCGGGCGAACGCCTCGTCCCCGATGCCGCCACGCGGCGCTACACCGTGCTCACCTGCAGCCATCCCAAGGCGCCGCAGGGCTGGCACTACTACGTCGGGCGCGCCGGTGCCCTGCGCGTCGGTTCCACCGCCAGCGCCAGCCGCTAGGGCGAGCGAGACGCTCCGGGAGACGCTGCTCGCGATCGTGCAGCTGATGCAGGTGGACTCCAACGGGCAGACTCGACAAGTCTGACTTGACATGTCAAGCAAGGCTTGACAGGGTGGGTCATGGAGATCGAAAGCATCGTCCACAAGGGCCTTCGCCGTTTCTTCGAGACGGGCGATCCCAAGGGCCTTGTCGGCGATGTCGCGCGGATCCGGCGGATGCTCGCCTTCATCGATGCTGCGGCAAGCTTCGAAGAACTGGCGCTTCCGCCCAATTTCGGGTTGCATCCGCTCAGCGGCGACAAGGCCGGACGCTGGGCCATGAACGTGACCCGCAACTGGCGGCTGACCTTTGTGAAGCGCGATGCGCACACCATCGCCGAAGTCGATCTGGAGGATTACCACTGATGGCGCTTTCCATGCATCCCTCCTTGGCGGTTCATCCCGGCGAATGGCTGCGGCACGAGGTGCTCGCGCCTTACGGGGTGAGCATCAATCGGCTGGCGCGCAGCTTCCATGTCTCGCGCCAGGCGCTGAGCAGCCTGCTCAACGGGCGGGCCGCGCTGTCGGCCGAGATGGCGATCCGCTTCGAGAAGGCCTTCGGTATCCGGGCCGAGACGCTCATGCGCATGCAGACGGCTCACGACATGGCGCGTGCCCGCGCACGGGCCGACGAGATCGTGGTCGAGGACCTGCGCCCCGCGGCCTGATCGCTCATGGACGTTGCCGGGACATTGCCTTATGACGCCGCCGCACCTCCGGTGGTTTCGACCGCTGGGCGCGGGGCCTCTTCGGGAGGCCCCTGCTTTTCGGGCCTCATGACGCGCCCATTCTGCCCAATTGCCTGACCGTCTGCCGCTCAGCCGCCGAGCGGATCGCTGACCAGATATTCGGCGGTCAGCACGATCCTCGCGCTGAGCAGCGGTGCGGCGCCCTCGATGGCCAGCACGCCGATCTCCGGGGCGGAGGGGACGAGCGTCTCGGCCAGCCCGCCGAGTGTCTCGTCTGCCGTGAGCGCGGCGCCGATCGCGCCAAGCAGGGCATCGAGCCCCGCCTCGCCGCCGCCACCGGCAGGCTGGGACATATAGGCCTCGAGCTCGATGCGGTGGCGGTACCATTCGCGCCGCGGGTTCAGCGTCACCTCGGGCTCGCCGGGCTCGCCGTCGCGCAGGATGACGAGCCCCTCTGCCGGCACCTTCTCCGGTAGTGCGGCATTGCGCCGCACCGGCGCTGACAGCCGAGCGCCGAGCTGCGCGGCGAGCGCGGCAAGGATGGCCTCCCGCTTCGACATGGCATCTTCCCGATCGTCGTCAGTTCCAGCGCCGCACGATGCGGTCCTCGAGCCGGGCGATCCAGCGCTCGGCCGCGCCGCCCACATCGAGCCGTTTGCTGAGGCGCACCTGCGGCACCAGCACGAACAGCACCACGCTCACCAGTCCGTGACCGGTGCGCATCGCCGTAGTACTCGCGCGGGCATAGCCGCCGCGCCGGCCGCTGCGCGCGCGCAGGTTCTCGCCGACCAGCAGCGCCGGCCGGCCCGCTCGTCCCGGCACGAAGCGCAGGGGCTGGCCCATGCGCTGCTCCCACAGCCGCGGGGTCAGCCGCCGCCCGCCGGCACGCATCGCCCTGGCCGCCTCGGTCGGAATGGCAAGGAAGGTGGCATGCCGCGCGCGGATCAGCGCGCCCTCGGCATGGCCGCGGATGATCAGCGGCGCCTTCGACCACACCAGCCCCGCCGCCCCGAGGCTCGCCTCGCCCTTGGGCCA